GTAAATTCGTGTTTTAGTTTTGATACAAGATAACGTCCACTGTAAATAGGGTCACGTTCCTCTTCTGCAAGAAGTCCTTGGTTTCTCATGTCGATACCAACCATATCTCCTGCTTGGAGTGTGGTATTGCCCGGCACTGTAATTCGTAAGGTAATTGCAGACTGCATTGCAGTGAATCTACCCATACGCCTTTGTAACCAAATATCTGTTCCAGTGTAATCGTATTGTCCATCATGTCTAGCAGAGAATAACCCATTTGGGGCCTCTCTGTCAACAGCTTGCATGTAAATTTTTGATGTGTCATAATCAGATAATCTTTTATTATACTCATCTTTACTTTCTGAACCAAGTGGTGCATTTTGTGAACCATAGTTATTGTACTCGTCCACATGCTTATCTTCTTCGAAGTTATCAAAATAATTATAATTAAAGTTCTCTACAGTCTTGTTCACCAAATCAATCATTAGAAGATTTGATGCATACATACCCTTTCGCATGTTCATCATTACATCTGTTGATGATGATAAACTATAACTTAAAAGGTTTGTTAGTGTAGTATTGATATCTGGTTTCTTATGCCCCTCTGGTAGAATGTTTGGAGTTTCCTCTTTGTAAACAAATCTAGGGTTTTTGGTATCCATCATACTATCGATAGTTCTAAACCAGAACCCTTTGATAGTCTCATAAAATAAGAATGTAGGTGCATAGTTATATTCTTTAGATAGACACCTCTTACTTACAGAGTTGATAAAATCAAATGGGCGCATATTTGGTGCAACAAACTTAAAGTTGTTTGATGTCATCTCATAATACAATTCTTTCTTAGAGTTGAGTAATTCCTCATCTCTGAATATCTTCTTAACAATATCTTCAGAAGGTTCACCATCAAATGCTTGTGTAATGCGAATACGGTTAGAACGTACTGCTTCTGGAGTAGTGAATGATAGGGTATATGCGAATGTGTTATCATTGATACCAACTTTACTGTCTACTTTATAGATATACAGTGGAGTGTCTGTGAAGTCAATTGCAAACCCACGAGTAGAATCATCGTTAACATTTGGCGTTACTAGACGTAACTTTAACTTCTCTTGTCCAATAATAGGAAGGTTTGTTAATAGGTTGTTTGTGTCAACAATTGAGATGTCACCAGTAAGTGCATTCTTAAAAATATCTTCATATATGTTAACTGATGCAAATTGGTCTTTTAAATCGAGTACTGTACCACTTGAGGCATATATCTCGCAGACTTCAATCTGATACTCACCAGCGTACTGAATTTCCGCCATGTTTATCTACCTATTTTCGTTTCAAACTCGGAACGTATTACACTAATGTATTGGGGTTGAATCAATCTTATTTTTCTTTTTGATTCCAAAATTCTTTCCTCATATTCATAATTAGTTATTGTCACTGCACCAGCTGGTATTGTAGTTGCTGGATCGTTAGGCAATTCTATTAAGAATTTAGTATCACCAGATTCTTGTGTGTATTCGTAGTGATGTACTTCATCTACATTACTATACTTAGACGCTACAAACTTTTCAAACCTTGGTACTGACATAGGCCAATCACTATACACATCTTTAATATTATTTGCAAGAAGAACAACCCAATGTAGTCCTGTGTCTCCATAATAGTCATGTGCAATCTGTTCTGGTGTTGAACCATCTGGTACATCATAGAAATCAAAGTTTACAAGACTTTCAAGTGTAGATTCTGAAAACTTAATTCTACGAGTAATATCTGTCATGCTGACTGTATTACCATCACCCTTAACATCCACTTCAACTTTTGGAAATTTTCTAAAATACATAAATTAAAATCCTTGTGCTACTTTTTCTCTAGTGACAATATCCAACTCTTTAAATGTCAATGTCAATTCTGTTTCTGTTGGATGTCCATCACCGTAGAATTGTGGTCTATCCCCACCAAATTTTACATCAACTGCTTCTAATGCAGATGTGCCTATTTTATGTAGGTGTTGTGCTGGGTAATATTGAATATCAAATGTAGATGGTGCTTGAAGTGTTCTACCTAATGCATCGTCTGTAAAGGATGGCATAGAGTGTAGTCTAAACACTTGAACAATCTGTTTAACATGTTCTGCTTCAGCAGAAGAGCGTGGAATTAGTCTAAATGTAAATTGGAATGAACGTCTATCAATTCCTTCAAATTTCATCTCTGTTCTATTGTTTGTAGTTTCACCAGACATGATTGCTTTTGCAGCCTTTGCTCCAGTTGCACCAGCACCTTCTAATGCACCAGCAACAATATTCCCACCTTCATCTTTTACTGTTTGTCCTAGTGCCGAAAAGTCAATACCACTACCTTTACCAAGCATTCCTTTGTATCCACCAATTGCACCTGCTACCAGTAGTCCTATTTCTGCTTCACCATAGTTTGCTTTTTGAGATACTTGAATTTGGTTAGGCATGTACAGTGTGATAGAACCAGCTGTTCTTACCATAGGGGCTCTTGGGATTGAACCCTTATTTCTCTCACCGCTTGGTGTTGCACCACCATTAAAGTATGCCCTACCATTCACATTCTCGTTTATAAAAAACTGAACGTAATGGTCAGAACGAGACATTGATGTAATATCTTTGGGGTACTGTAGTGAACCAATAGATGAAGCCTTTAATGCTTGTGCTACTCCTGTGTCGTAATGTGGGTTAAATGCCATATAAATATCCTTACAAGAATTAATTCTTTAAAGTATTTATAAGGTTTGACATGGCATATAGTGGAAGATACGTCCCAATTCAGCAAAAGAAATATAAGGGTGACGTAGACAAAGTGATATATCGTTCCCTATGGGAAAGACGTTTTATGGTGTATTGTGATAAGAGCAGTTCTATCCTTGAATGGGGTAGTGAAGAAGTTATCATACCATACATATCCCCCCTTGACGGTAGGAGACACCGTTATTTCCCCGATTTCTATATTAAGGTAAAACAATCAAATGGTGATATTAAGAAAATCATCATTGAAGTTAAACCTAAAGCACAGTGTGGGCCTCCCAAAGCACAGTCTCGTAAGACAAAACGGTTCATTACCGAAGTTCGTACATGGGGTGTTAATCAAGCAAAATGGGAAGCAGCAATAGAGTGGTGTAAAGATAGAGGTATGGAATTTAAGATTCTTACTGAAGACCACTTGGGTTAACTGTATAAATAGAGGTATGACAGATGCAGTTGACAAGATAGTAGAACAAGCAGGGGGTAGAGATTTATCTATCCGTTGGTTCAGAAAGCAAGTAAGAGAACTTGGAGATATAAATCCAAGAGAACAACTTCGTGAGGGCAAGTTAAAGACACGCCCAGTATTCGGTAAGATGAATTTCTTCATGTACAGTCCAAAGTACAAGTATAATAGAAATGTCCTACCTTATTACGATAGATTCCCTCTAATATTACCAATTACTCCTATCGGTGGTGCTAACTTATCAGATGTGTTTATGTGGTTAAACTTTCACTACCTATCAGTCCCAATGCGAGTCAAGTTATTGAATGTGATGGCAGAGTATGCCAATGGCCCTATGGATGAGGCAACTAGAATTAAATTAACATGGAATAGAATTAAAAGAAATAAGATGGTTCAACCAACAATTAAAAGATATCTTATGGATCATGTAAAACCACCATTTCGTATTATTAATGCAGATGAAATGATGGTTGCAGTACTGTTACCTGTACAGAAGTTTGTACATGCAACTGAAGGTAAAGTATATGCAGATTCTAGAAGAATGGCAAACGCTCCAAGGAGACCAAGTTAATGGCAAATACTAAAATAGATGATTTCTATGCAACTATATCAAAATTCGGACAAGCAAAACCAAATAGATTTGAATGTGAAGTTTTTCTTCCAGCACTAGTTGCATCATCTGCTCGTGGACAGATACCTAGAGATTTGAATCTCCGTATTGTTGGTGCATCATTTCCAGGCAAAAACATTCGTACAACTACAGATGAGAATATATACGGCCCTTCCTATGAGGTTGCACAAGGATTAACATATGGTGAAGAGGTTACATTAGAATTTCTATTAAAACAAAACCATGAAGAAAGACTTGTGTTTAACGCATGGCAAGATTTTATCGTGAGTCCTACTACATACAATGTATCATATTATGATGACTATGTTTCTAATATGAGAGTTTATCAGTTAGATGAACAAGGACAGAGAACTGCTGGTATTGAGATTCGTAACTGTTTTCCAAAGACAGTAAATGCAATAGAATATAATATGGACACTACTAGTCAATTGATTAAAACAACTGTAGGTATGTCATTCAAAGAGTGGGTGCCTCTACAACCAAAAGGTGGTGGACATCCATCCGAACTTGGTAGTCCAAGAGCCCATTGGGTTGAGTATGAGGAATACAAAGAAGTACCTGTTATGAGAACAAACTCACCAAGAGATTTTTTAGATACATTACAGGATGGCCCATCTTCTGGTAGAGCAGTTGGAAGTGCATTTGTAGATTCATTTCCAGGCAGACAAAAAGGTATGTTTGAAGATGCTGGTAAAGCAGTAAATGATATAATGGCTGCACGAGATAAAGTAGTATTCGCACAACAAAAAGTTTTGGCATTCAGAAATTTCTTTAGAGGAATTACTAAGAATCCAATAAGTAATCTAGGAATCGGAAGAGGCCTTAGATTTTAATTAATCGTAATGTAAATAGGAGATAATTATGGCATTACCAAAACTGGCTTCGGCTAAGTATGAGTTGACGTTACCATCTAATGGTAAAAAAGTGGAATTTCGTCCATTCCTTGTAAAAGAAGAAAAACTTTTATTAATGGCACAAAGTGCTGGAGCTGAGACTGATCAGATTAGAGCAATTAAGGATATTATTCATAATTGTACATTTGATTCAGTGGATGCTAATACACTACCGTTCTTTGATTTGGAGTATGTATTTTTACAAATTCGTGCAAAGTCTATCGGCGAGAAGGCAAAGATACAGGTGACATGTCCAGATGATGGAGTGACTAAAGTTGAGGTTGAAGTTAACCTCGATGAAGTTAAATGTGTTAACAATGTAGAACATAGTGACAAGATTGAATTAGGTGATGGTATCGGTATTATGATGAAGTATCCTAAGATTGATGTTATGACACAAGCAGGTGATGATGCTAATTCAGCATTTAATGTTATTAAGGGGTGTATTGCATCAATTTATGATAATGAAAATGTAACTGATAGAAAAGACATGGATGAGAAAGAGTTAGATACTTTTATCGAATCTATGACACATCAACAGTTTGAGGATATGAATAATTTCTTTATTACAATGCCTCGTGTTAAAGAAGAAGTCACAGTGAAGAACCCAAACACTGGTGTTGAAAGTAAAGTTGTACTTGAGGGAATGGCAAGTTTTTTTTAATATCCCTCTCTCATAATTCATTAGAGAATTATTTTAAGACGAATTTTGCTCTAATGAAACATCATCAGTTTTCTTTAACTGAGATAGAAAACTGGATACCGTGGGAGAGGGAAGTATACGTTTC